GAGTGCGTAACATGCTTGCTGAACACCTGAAAATCTTCGCTGACACCGCCGACGTGGCCCAAATCAAAGCCGCGTTTCAGATCCCAGGCGTTCTGGGCGTCACGACCAATCCCAGTCTTGCAAAAAAGGCTGGCGTGAGCAACTACAAGGAGTTCATCCGCGAGGTCATTTCCATCGCTGGCGACAAGCCCGCCAGCTTCGAGGTCATCTCCGACGAGTTCGACGAAATGAAGCGACAGGCCCTCTGGATCGCCGATCAAGGGCAGTCGGTCTACGTCAAGATCCCCATCACCAACACTCGTGGCGAGTCGTCCCTGCCGCTAGTTGCGGAATTGGGCAAGGAAGGCGTCTGCATCAACCTGACAGCCGTGTTCACTATCCAGCAGATCACCGCAGCGTGCGAGGCTCTAAGCGACACCTCGCCATCCATCCTCTCGATCTTTTGTGGACGGATCAGCGACGCAGGTCAGAGATGCAAGCCAATCGTTCGCTCGGCGGTGCATCTCGCCAAAGGGAAACCCATTGAAGTGCTGTGGGCATCCGCACGTGAGCCGTACAATATCATCCAGGCGCAGGAGTGCGGCTGCCATATCGTCACGCTCTTCCCTGAGTTCATCAAGAAAATGAGCTTGTTCGGCAAGGACTTGAATCAGTTCTCGCTGGAGACGGTCCAGATGTTCTACCGGGATGCCGTTTCCTCTGGGTTTGAGCTATGACACTGGGGCTTCTTGCCAGCGCGTTCAGTCCGTTCCCACACCCAGGCCACGTTTGGGCAATGGAGCAGGCTATTGAGGCAGGTGCCTGCACTGGCATCATTGCCGCGCTGCACGAAGACCCTTCACTAGAACGCGGCAAACCAAAGCCCGTCCTGACCCTTGAAGAACGAGGATATCTGCTATCCCAACTAAGGCACGTCTGCGAAGTCATTCCGTACCATACCGAGCAGGATCTGTACGACCTAATCCTTACCGTGCGACCATCCGTGAGGATTCTTGGAGACGACTACGTTGGCGAGCCTTACGTTGGTGACAACCTGCCCATTCCCGTGTTCTACGCAAGAAGGCGAAGTGACTGGAGCGGGACTCGATTCCGAGAAAGACTGAGGCAATGACCAAGATCATAATCGGCCTATTGTCCTGCGAGCAGCACCACGACCGCGACAATCTCTGTCGCAATACCTGGATTCCACACGCCACTGCCATTGGCATCGACGTGGTATTCTTACGCGGCGGCTCAACTTCCGGTCGGGCCGAGAGACGCGGCGACATTCTGCTCCTTCCAACCCCAACCGACTACAAGACCCTGCCACAACGGACTCGTGCGTTCTGCCAGTGGTTCCTGACCACGGATGCTGAAATTTGCGTGAAAGCAGATGATGATTCCCTGTTAATTCCAGACCGCCTTTTGAACTACGAACAGCTTGGCAGCGACTATTTTGGTAATGAGCCAGGCAAGCGGTGGCGTGGCTATTGCTCAGGCGCAGGCTATGGTTTGTCGAGGCGTGCCGCTGAAATCGTCGCCACCCACATGACCGTTCGCGCTGGCCCTGAAGACATGCACGTCGGACGAGTTCTGGCCGAGCACAAAATCAAGCCCGTCATGCCCAGCCCAAGACGATTCATTTCCTGGGGCGCTGACGAACCAAGCCGACGGCCAACGCTCAATAACCAAGTCATCATCACCCACCAAATACCAGTTGACTTATGGCATAAAATCTGCCAAGAGTTTTGGCAGGACGGCTGACCGTTGGATACTATTCCGTAGAACACGGAAGCGGCCTACTTCAACCGAGGAGGATGGCAATGGAACTCTGGAAACTTGAACAGGATGAGGGTTATCGCGATGAGGCCCCGCGATATCAGATGCGCAGGATCAATAGGCGGTCCTGGTCCGCAGCGGTCGTGTTCGCATGTGCCCTTGGAATGGTTGCGTGCCTGATTGCAGCGATTTTCAGATGAACGCGACGTGGAGGAATCATGTTCGCACTCTTTTTTCCGCCAGCGGCTACAGGCTGGCATCACACCATTGAAGATAATGGCCTACTACCCGATGAGCCTGCTGTAAGGCTCGAAGGAGGCTGGCCGCATACCGAGGCGCGACTGTAGCAAGGTGTCACCCGCGCCGGGCAAACAAATAGGTGACATAGATTGGGGCCGCAGGTTTGCGACAGCAGGACAGTGGAGTCACTCGCCATTGAGCGACAAAAACCTGCCTGATGGTTGCGGGTTCGATTCCCGCCGCCCCGCTTGGAGCAGTCGTTTCGTCAGCGCGGAAGCCGAGAGGCGACCTTGGAACTTAGCAGAAAGCCATGACGCGGCTGGAGGTGTTGCCGCTGCCGGTGCGATTCCGGCCCGCGCTTCTGAAAACACAGCCCGTCGCTCGTTGCGGCGGGCACTAACTCGGAGAGCAAGGCAGCAGGCGGGGTAGTCAGACGTAAGACGAGACGCTTGTGCTGCGAGGTCTTCAAAGCCTCAAAGCTGCCGGGCTGCGGACGGAAGGAACGCCGTCTTTCAGGTTCAATACCTGGCTCCGATACTCGCGCAGTTCCGTACCGGACAAGGAACAGCCGGCCGCGCGGTGGACGCAACCGCACCGCGCGACCTGAACGCGGCTCGATTGCAACCGTAACGAGTTCATATAGAAGGAGAAAGGTAATGTACGACAAGCCTGGTCCGTGTTGCCAAACGCAAGGCAGTGCCCCGCCTCGTCAGTTGCTTGTGAAGTCGGCTGTATTAAAACTGGAAAGAACCGTGGAAGAACTGACGGGGCTTGTGTCGGGGATTTCAACGACGTTCGGCCCGGTGATTTACTCGCAGGCGACATGCGACCGTGTAGAGAAAGAACGGAGCAAAATGGAGGGCAGCGACCTCGGGCAAAACCTGATGTCGCTCGCCGACCGCCTGGACGGGCTGAACGACACGCTGAAAACACTGATCGAGCAGGCCGACCTGTGATTTACCCGGCGGAATACCGCTCGGGTGCAACCTTTTTCAGAAAACCCCGTATTGATGAGATTGTTATGAGCGAACGAATGGACCAGTTTGAAAGCGACTTGGCTACAGTTGTGAATCGCTACAGCCGAGAAAACGTCAGCAACACACCAGACTTCATTTTGGCGGAATTCATGGAACGGTGCTTGAATGCGTTCGAGTCGGCATCCAAGCGGCGAGAAGATTGGTACGGGCACCATCTTTCAATCGGCAGCCAAGACGGGCTGACCGCCTCGGAAGCCGTGTTCGGTGTCCTGGCATGGCTAACAACCAGGGAAGAGCCGTTGACCGTCGGATGCGGCCACGAATGCGGCGTTATTGCGTCGTTGGCTCAGGAGTTTTGTGACGCCAACCACCTGCGACCGCCACGGGAAACATGGGCGGACAACCTCATTCATCCGTCGGGGGAATGCAGTCAGATCAATAAGTAACCCGGCGGTATTCCGCTCAGGTGTAACCCCCACCCCGAACTTGAAAGCAAGAGAGGCCGAGTTAGCTCCTCGGATGAACTGGCGAATACGAGGTAGCCCAGTGAGATTGATCCGACGAGCCAATGACCCGCTAGTACGGATAGGCAAAACGCGGATAGACCTCGTACAAACCAAAAGAGTGACGTAACCAGTGTACAAGTACAAGGCACTGAAACGAGGCGGTCGCAGGATTGATGAGCACCGACTTATCGCTGGAGCAGAGAACGCTGGACCAAATGTCGTAGTCCACCACAAGGACAATGACCCGAGAAACAATAACCCAGATAACCTAGAGGTTATGTATAGGTCGTCTCACGCTAAACTACACGGGCTAGGAACGGCAATTCGACCAACCAACATCTTTGCGCCAGATGAAAATGGGTGTGCAGTATGTCGGGTTTGCAAAAATCTACTCAGCTGGTGCGATTTTAGAGTGGACAAGAGTTGGCTAAATGGCAGGGCTTCGATTTGCCGTAAATGCTGGAACGAATACAAGAAGGGGCGTTAAACAAATCCAGGCACCTGTCGGCCCCATTAGTCATTTGCCGCCCCAGCGGCGTCAGCTGGCTCTTGTGTCAGGCCAGCATGGGAGCGTTAGTCGGCGTTCGCTTTGTAAACTCGACATGTGACCACTGCCCCTTGTCTCCCCTTCATCATCCAGGGGGCAGTGGTTTTTTACTTCGAGGAAATCAATGGACAAAGAAACTGCTGATATCGCTGCTGAATGCCTCCTGGAGATTGAGTCGCAAATCAGGCACGGCTATGTCTACTGCCTGCTTTGCGGAGACCAGGCGTCAAAGGCTGCATGTTGGATTCCGAGCGGAAAAGATGCCACTAGGCTGAACGTACCGATCAATCGCCGCCGCATTATTGGATACGGCCTGTGCGTGCCGTGCATGAGCCACTTGTCCGAGGTCGAGCGAGGCGTCATTGCAGAACGGCTTTCCGATTTCATTCTGTCTACGCAACCGCACATGGAGCGAGGGAAATTCCCTGCGGTTTTTCTGAATTGAGGATGACATGGACCCAAATCAAGTTGCAGCCGAACAGCAGAGGCAGGTCATTGTGGCGCAGCAAAAGGCCGCATTCCAGGCCGACCTGATAAACCACGCGCACATATCCGCGATGGCGGCGACCTTCTCTGTGCTGCTCGACAAATGGCTCAGCAGGCACCAACGCATCACTGGGGAATACCCGATGCCAACGCCCAATGACTTGCGGTGGCTTTCCAAGATGGCGTTTCATTTCGCCGCCTACGTCCCTGAAGCTGCCAAGCTGTGCCGAGTAGACGACTCCAAGATCGGCTCGCTATCAGGAATCAACGCCGATGACGCGCTCTCGTTCGACCACCTGTTTTCCGTTGGAGACCAGAAATGAATGCGGCCCTCCTGGCAATTGCCATGCTCGGGCAGATCCCCCAGTTCGGCCCACAAGCCCAATGGGGATGGGATGGCAGTGTCTACAACAATTCTGGATGGGGTTATCGGAAATTGTACGGGAACGGCTATTATCCCCCACAAGTCTTCATGCCAAGAATGGCGTTTGTGAGGCCGCCGAGTCCAACGAACATTGTCGCAGCGCAAATGAGGGCGTCCAAGGCGTCCAGACCGCGTTCTCTGTCGTCCGGGACGGTGTCGGGCCTGATGGAGCTTGCTGCTGAAAAAGAGCGACTATGGGCCGCCCTGCTCGAATCTGAGCCTGAAGACAAAGATGAGGCAAGGGAAGAGTATTGGGCGGCCAAAAAGCGACTAGACAGGGCCAGGGCTGTGGCGTCAAAAGAACTGCGTTAGCTTCTCGGAATCTTCTAGGAAGGAATCTTGTACACCTGGCTCAAGAAGCAAGGCTTCCCGCCTGGGTTCCGTGTCCTGTGTCAGAACTGCAACATCGGGACGCATCTCAATGGAGGCGTCTGCCCGCATAAAAGGAAGAAGTCGTGAAGATCAACAAGGCTTACCGTACCGAGGTTGACCCGAATGATGTACAGACGACGCTGCTGCGCAAACATGCCGGAGCAGCGAGGGCGGCGTGGAACTGGGCGTTGAACCGCCGCATCGAGGAATATAAACTCACCGGCAAGTCGAGCAATGCCATCGAACAGCATCGCCAGTTGAACAACCTCAAGCCAACCGGCTTCCCTTGGATGTATGAGGTCAGCAAGTGTGCCCCACAAGAAGCACTGCGAGACTTGGACAAGGCATACAGGAATTTCTTCGCTGGCCGTGCCAGGTTTCCGAAGTTCAAGAGCAAGAAGCGTGGCCTCGGCGGGTTCCGATTGACCGGCAGTATCACCATCGAAGCGAACAGGATCAAGCTACCTCGCATCGGCTGGTTGCGCCTGAAAGAGTCTGGCTACCTGCCGACAGACGCCAAGATCAACAGCGTCACCGTCAAGGAGCGGGCAGGCCGCTGGTTTGTCTCAGTTCAGGTTGAGGAGCAGATTGCCGTATCCGAAAACCAAGGCCCGGCAATCGGCCTTGACCTGGGCCTGAAGTCGTTCGTGGTCGGTTCGGATGGATCGTCACTTGAGGCACCGAAGCCGCTCCTGCGCTCGCTCAGGCGATTGCAGAGACTATCCCGGCAACACTCCAGAAAACAGAAAGGATCAATGAACCGGCGCAAGTCGGCGAAACGGATTTCCAAGCTGCATTACCGGATCGGATGCCAACGCGCAGACTTCTTGCACAAGGCCACAAGTGAACTGACAAAAACCAAGTCAGTCATCGTGGTTGAGGATTTGAACGTCGGAGGGATGCTCAAGAATCGCTGCCTCGCCCGATCTATCAGCGATGCTGGATGGTCAGAGTTTGTGCGGCAACTTGAATACAAGGCCACGTGGAATGGCGGCAGCGTGGTCAAGGCTGGTCGGTTCTACCCGTCCACCAAAACCTGTTCAGCTTGCGGCATGGTCAAGGATGAAATTCCGCTATCCGAGCGGACCTATTGTTGCGACGGATGCGGCCTAGTCATCGACCGGGACATGAACGCCGCAAGGAACCTTTTGAGTCTGAGTAGCGTGAGTTCCGCGCGAGGTGTGACATGAGGAAAGCCAGAAACAGTTTCTCGTTCTCGGAGATTGCGTCTGAGCAGCAAGCCTACTGGCTTGGCTTCCTCGCTGCCGATGGGTCAATCAAGAACCGCCACGCTTTGGTTGTACATCTCGCTGGTTATGACAAGGATCATCTATCGCGTCTTCGCCGCTTTCTGGCTGCCGAACACGCCATTTCGACCGGCAAGGATGGTAGCGTGTCATTCACCGTCTACGACCGGCAGATAACGTCGGACCTGTATCGGCTCGGAGTGCGAACCGGAGAAGATCGTTTTGTTCCTGCCATCCCCGGCCTGGAGCGGCATTACTTCCGTGGCCTGTTTGATGGCGATGGGTATATCGGCCAATCTAATACCAATCGTCTCTGGCAGATGACGTTGGGGACTGATCGGGCCTTGTGCGAAGCGTTCGCGGAGAAAGCCAGGGTCTACACGGCGAGCAAGGCCAGAGTATTCTTTGCTGGTGGCGTGTGGCGATGCACGGTGGGTGGACAGGAGGAGCCGCGCAAGCTGGCCGCATGGCTTTATCAGGGGGCAACCGTCTTTTTGCCACGGAAGCAAGCGAAGTTCCTAGAGATGACCAGCGGGAGCGGAAAGTACGTTGACCAAACCGCCGACTGCCTGCGCCCGAAGGATTTAGCGCACCGAGTCGGCATGACGCCGAGGGCTGTGTTGAAGCACATTCAGCAAGGTTCTTTGCTGGCTGTGCGTGTCGGCCCTCATTGGTGGATTGGCCGAAAGGATGCAGAAGAATGGTATCGTCAGTTCGACGAGAACCTGGCAGTAGCCTAAAAGCCTGTGGAGATTCGCCGTTGGGCGAGTCCGTGAAGCAGGAACCGAGCGTCATGAACAATGAGTAAGTTTCGGAGAACGGTGTGCCACGCCATCAAACGCAATCGGGAGCGAGGTGAAAAATGACAGCTCGATTTGCCTTCGGTTTTGTGCTCTGGTTCAACCTGATTTTCTGGTTTTGGGGCAGGGCGTAGGAATCTCATGTTGACAAGGGCGATGGGAATGGACATACTTGGCGGTGACAAGATTAGGACCAAATCCGCCAAGTCCAAACAACAAAGAGCTGGCCGCGCGTTTGGCTGCACTCTTCAGCTCTACACTGGTTTGTGCTTGGCGGTACTAACCTTGTCGCAGCCAGACGCGCAGCCCGCTTTTTGTTGCGAACCGACTGGCTGTGGTCCTGTCGAGGACGAAGCCATGAAGTGTCCAGACCCTTATCCTCTTGTCTTGAGGCGCAAGGACGATTCTGTCGTCCATGTCAACATGCCCTGCAATCGCTGGACGTGTTCCGTGCGTTGGGAACGGTACTCGAAACCAAGGACGGGGACCAAGACTGCCCGTGGTGCGGGCGTCAGCAGTGGATCGAGGAAGACGGACACCTGACCTGTGAGTTCTGTGGCTACGAAGGAGCACTTCGATGAAAGACTGGGACTACTATCGAAATCCGAAAGACTTGGAGTATTTCGGGCGCAAGACCGAGACTGAGTACAAGGAGAGACTGATTCACGAAATCAACTCCGATCCATTAACAGCAGCCGACCGCATCAAGCGTCTGGGTTCGGTCAAGGCGTTAGTGCGAAATCACATGGAGGAACTGAATGCACCATACAACGCCGAACTGAAGCGGCTGGAAGACGAGTTCTGGCATGACGCCAGGGAAGAGATTGGCTACCCTATGTGGCTGAACAAGGACGGCGTTGCGTCACTGGAGCACAGGGCATACGAGGACGGCCACAGCAACGGCTTCTCGGAAATCTTCTGGCATCTCAAAGACCTGTCTGACTGGCTGCATGAAATGAAAGACCGATTTCTGTAGCACGCAGGAACACCAAATCACGCCAGTCGCAAGCAACCAAAGAAAGGTGTACGCGCAATGCCCACTGTAACCCGCCACAAGGTGTTTGAGACAAACTCATCCTCGACGCATTCCATCTCCATACAACAAGGGGACTTCAAGCCAGACCGACTGTCTTCCAATTGCGGTGCCCTGGAAATCCTTGCAGGTGAGTTTGGATGGGAACACGACACGCACAGCGATCCTCTGTCGAAGGCATCGTATTGCCTCACCTACGTCAAGACGGGCGGCGACCAAGACGGAAGCCGAGAGGCGATGCTGAGGGAGCTCTTGGAGGAAGAAACCGGCGAGAAGGTCGAATTCGTTCCCATTGGGCATGACCCAACCTACGGGCCAGACTGGGGCTATATCGACCACAAAAGCCATTTCGGTGACGGTGACGCTTGCGGATACGCATTCGAGTCCAAAGAATCCCTTCGCGCCTTCATCTTCAACCCCAAGAGCTTTCTGGTAACGGACAATGACAACCACTAAGGAAAAGCGGCGCTGGCTCGCGTCGTACATGAACGGGAACATTCGGGTTCGCATCTACCCAGATGGAACCAAGACCCGGACCTGGCGCGAAGAGACCACGCCACAGCCAGCGTTCCCCGAAAGCATCGACATGAAAATCACCAACTCATGCGATGCCGGATGCCCATTCTGCCATGAGTCCGCAGTCCCAAACGGGAAGCACGCCACTACGCGAGACATCCAAAACCTGATCCGCGGCCTGCCCTATGGCGTCGAGGTTGCCATTGGTGGCGGAAACCCGCTGGACCACCCGTACCTGGAAATCTTGCTCAGATACTTGTCGAGCAACTTGATTGTCAACTTGACGGTGAACGCAAGACATCTTGAATGCCCCGTACAACACAATGGGTTCACCGTCGCGGCGCTTAGGGACGCAGGATTCCTACACGGGCTCGGGATCAGCTACGTCGAGGAATTTGAAGAGCAGATCAACACCTACGCCAACGAGAACACCGTCATCCACTTCATTGCTGGAATCAACAAGCCCAGGCAAGCTGCTAAGATGCTGGAGCAAGGACGCAAGATCCTAATCCTCGGGTACAAGTCATTCGGACGCGGCGCAAACCCGAGCGAAGAGATCCAGCAGAATCTTTTGCACTGGAAAGCCAAGCTGCCAGCCTTACTGTCGCTCAGTCGCTCGGTAGTCGCCTTCGACAATCTCGCGCTGGACCAGCTCGACGCCAAGCAAATCCTAACAGAAGACTCCTGGAACAGGCTGTACATGGGCGACGACGGAAGGTTCACCATGTACATCGACGCAGCAGCAATGCAATATGCTGCCAGTTCCACCAGCGAGCGATTCACAATCAAGCACAGAATGTCCATTAAGCAGTGCTTTCAGGAGCTACAGAGTGAGAGAGAAAAAAAGGAAAAGGAACAGTGGGAAAAAGAACTGGAAGCCTGAGCCGAGACAGGAAAAGCAACTATTTGTAGCCTGCCCCGGATGCGGCGAACCACATCCCATGCAGGGCGATCGGTTCGTGTACCAGTGCCTGAAATGCCAAGCGATGTTTGAGAAACCAGACGACATCCCATCGCATCTCAATCCATCACGCAGGCTAGAAATGCGGGAGAAGTGGCAGAGCCATGTACGGTAAGTCACTGTGGGTCAGGGTCACAAAACGAGAGCCATGCCCAATTTGCGGCAGGGACCACTTCTGCACGCGGTCAACCGACGGCAAGCTGGCTCGCTGCACAAAAGCTGAATCAAGCTGGTCATCGGAAACTCGCGATGGATCAATTGCCTGGATTCACCGGCTGTCCGAGCCGCTGCCAGAAGTCAGTTCCCGAGAAGAAAAGCCCAGGCCCAAAAAAGACGCCACAAAGATAGCCGAAAGATGCTACCAGGACTGCAAAGCGCAGGAGGTCAGACGCCTACTTTCCAGGGATCTTGGTGTCTCAGAAAAAACCCTCGAAGACCTGTACGTTGGAGTTGGGTGGGACCGCAACGGACAGCAATGGTCTGCATTCCCGTCCAGGGACTCCAGGGGAACGATCATCGGCATCACAAGGCGATACGCAAATGGCGAGAAAAAAACGCTCTATGGAACGTCTAATGCTGGCATTTTCTGCAAGCAGTTCTGGTGGAACGGCAATGGAACCGTTTACATCGTCGAGGGGGCATCAGACGTTGCCGCACTCATCGACGCTGGATTGGCAGTATTGGGTAGGCCGTCCAACATCGGAGGCGTCCTGGTGCTCGCCGAGTACCTGAAACGCCACGTCCCAAGCAGGATCGTCATCATTGGTGAAAACGACACTAAGCCAGAGAAGCGAGGCGCGATTAGCTCCTGCAAAACAACATGCACAGGATGCCTGCACTGTGCGCCAGGACATCAAGGGGCCATAATCACGGCAGGCCGGTTATCCAAGAACTTGAAACGCAAGGTAGAAGTCGTTATGCCTCCAGACGAATACAAAGATGCGCGGCAGTGGTGGACTGCGAATCAACTAAAAGGACTAAAGGCGTGAGCAACATCACAGATATGACCGCCAAGATGGCTGAGCTATACGCCAAGACGCTTGATGCGTTCCTGCGTCAACTTGGCGTCACAGAGCAAGATATTGGAAGAGTCACTATTGTCGAGGCGTCCTCTGATATCCGTTCGGTTTTTCGGGAGATACGCCGCGACGACAAGGTGCTTGGCAGTGTCTATTGCACAACCGAACTGTCTGCCAACGGCGGGATACAGTTTATCGTGCGATGCACGCCGCCAATCAAAGACGCCAACCTCAAGGGACTAAAGGCATGATTTTGATCTCGCTCGGCATTTACGTTGCGATCGCAGCCTCCATAGTGACATTGGTCATGTTCTATGCGGAGTGCAGGGAAGAAAGAATATACGGCGCTGGCGTAGCCATGACGTGGCCTGCATGGGCGATCATAGCGACGCTGTTCTTGCCTGTTTGGATCGGGGTCGGGGCATACTACCTGATACAGACAGCAGGCAACAGGATCAACAAAAAAAGTGTTAAGGAACGCCACTGACCCATAAGGTCTTCATCCAACCAACGACAGAAAGGGCTTGTTAGATGACAATCAACGAGTACGCAAAGCTAGTGAATGAAATGCGGACGGCGCAGAAGGATTTCTTCCGCACTCGATCCGAATCCGCCCTGGAGCAATCCAAGAAACTGGAACGGCGAGTTGACGAGGCAACCAGGGACATCTTCGACAGCCGCCAAGGCAGACTCTTTGAGTAAAGGAAAAACATGGCAAGTTTCAACAAGACCATCATCGCAGGAAATCTGACCAGAGACCCAGAGATCAAGTACCTGCCATCAGGGACTGCAGTCTCTGACATCAGCATTGCCGTCAACGACAAACGCAAAAACCAGGCTGGCGAATGGGTTGACGACGTTTCCTTCATCGACGTTACGTTCTTCGGTCGCAGCGCGGAAGTGCTTGCAGAGTACACGCGCAAGGGCAGCAATGTCCTCGTCGAAGGGCGACTGAAACAGGAGTCCTGGGAAAAGGACGGGCAGAAACGGTCTAAGGTCAAGATCATTGCCGAGCGAATGATTATGCTCGGGGCCAAACCCCAAGACGGCGACCAGCGACGAGAACAGCCACCTAGCCGACCGCCCCAACAACAGCCGCCTCCCCGACAGCAGTACACGCCTCCGTCTGACGAAGGCGACCTTCCGTTCTAAGGGAGCAGCACGTGACTCCCTGGAGAGGCTGACAGTCAGTGATATTGCAATTTAAGTTGCAGATTCACGGGGCCGTGGATACTATTACGATGAATCCCGACGTTCAAAAAGTAGCCTGCTGTGGTAGGGTAATCACGGCAGGCGTTACGGGGCTTTACCTCAATTGGAAGAGACTAGGCGTTAGCTGAATCATGCAGGTTCGAGTCCTGCAAGCCCCATTACAATCACCCAGTGGTGTATATGGCTGCATGAATCATGTAGCAGAGCAGCACGCTCCGTAACATGTAACCCGGAGAAGAGCCAGTGCAAACCCGACCAGGGTGGCGCATAAGATTTCCTGATTCTCGACACCGCACTAAAACCAAAGAAAGGATACAGTGCAAATGTCAAAGCAAGTCCTTCTCATCATCGACCCTCAAGTGGACTTCTGTGAAGGAGGAAACTTGGCGGTCCAGGGCGGAACGCAGGCCCTGAAAAACGTCGCCAACTACATTCGGCGATACGGCAGTCAGCTTGACGACATCATCGTCACGCTCGATCAGCACAACCCCCTGCACATCGCTCACCCAATTTGGTACACGGACGAGAACGGCAACCCGCCGCCCCCGTTCACCTGTTTGGTCGAGGATAGCGGCGAGATTCTGTCTGGCTCGTTGGACGCCAGCGGATTCCACGCAAGTGGCAAGGTTCGCTGCCGACGCATGGGGTTCACGAAGTGGACCCTGAACTACCTTCGCAGTCTGAAGGCGGGCAATCGCTACCCGCACATGCTCTGGCCGCCGCATTGCCTGATTGGCTCTCCCGGCGCGTGCATGATTCCTGAAATCTTCGACGCCGTTCGGGAGTGGGAAGAAGGGCAGTTCGGTGTTGCTGCGAAAATCAGCAAAGGCTCGAACATTAAGACCGAGCATTTCGGTGCCCTGCGAGCCGAAGTCCCCGACCCCGACGACGACAGCACGCAAGTCAACAGCTACTTCCTGAAGCTGCTTGGCGACCCCGACACGACGGTCTATGGCTGTGGACTAGCTCGGTCCCATTGTTTAGCAAACACATGCCGGGACGTTGCTAATGAATTTGACGGCGACACGTTCTGTCAACGGTTCGTCCTCTTGGAAGACGGCACCGCTGACGTTGGTGGCCTGGAGTTTCTGGGCGAGAAGTTTGTCCAGGATTTCGCAACGAGGGGCATGAAGATGTGCAAGACAACAGACTTCTGACACGGAGACGGTAAGGTGCAGAAAACCATCATGGATCGAATTCGCGAGAGGACTGTCATTGAACAGGAAACTGGGTGCCATATCTGGATGGGAATGAAAAATCCCGACGGCTATGGACTACTAAAGGTTGCAGGTCGCCGCCTGATGGTGCATCGACTTGTGTACTTAGAGTTAGTGGGTCCGATCTCAGATGATATGTGCGTACTGCATGACTGCCCAAGCGGAGACAAGCCAAGCTGCATAAATCCCGACCACCTCTGGCTGGGAACCAAGGGTGACAATAACAGGGATCGAGATACAAAGGGTAGGGGGGCCACCGGCAGCCGTAACGGTGTACATACACATCCAGAAAAAGTGGCGAGAGGCGAGGATCATTGGGCACACCGATACCCAGAGAGATACCATCGTGGCGACGAGCACCACGCACGCCTGAAACCCGAGTGCTTGGCAAGGGGACTTCGGAACGGTGCGTACACTCACCCAGAAAAACGTCGCAAGGGGTCTTCCAGCGGAATGTCAAAACTGACTGAAGAGGCGATTGTTGAAATTCGACGCCAACACAAGGAGGAAAAAGTAAGCTATGCCGAATTGTCAGAGAAGCACGGCGTCACGAAGCCGACAATCTGGAAGATCATCAAACGGAGAACGTGGACACATATTTGAAGAACAGGTTTCCGACTTTCAATCGAAGGAAAAGATCAATGCCAAAATTTGTTGACGACGACACGATTCAGCTTCAAACCCACACGGTTGGTCACTTCGGGTTTACAGCAGTCTCCTTGGACGACCTGGAAGCAAGCGGATACACGCTCGCTACGATTGCCTGTGACCGCAGCGGTAGCACGTCGGGCTTTCAGAAGCCGATGGAGGATGCCTTGAAAGCCTCCGTCGAGGCGCTGAAGAAGCATCCCAACAGCGAGCAGATGATGCTCCGTGTCCTGGCCTTCAGCACCGACTGCGAAGAAGTCCACGGATTCATCCCGCTGGCTGACATCGACCCGACCCGCTACGACGGGATTCTGGCCCCGCAGTCCATGACGGCCCTGTTCGACGCCTGCGTCAACGGTGCCGAGGCGTCTTCTGTCTACGGCAAACAACTCTTGCAAGACCGCTTCAACGCCAACGGGATTTTGATTGTCATCACCGACGGCATGAACAACAGCGGCCGGTTCTGCGACGGTCGATTCCCGAACAACCCCGACGCTAAGCTGGTCGCCAAGGCGTTTAAGGACACGCAAGAGAAGGAGTGCCTGGAGTCCTTCTCTACGATCCTAATCGGGGTCAACCTGAGTTCGGTTGAAGCCAAGACGGCGCTGGAGTCCTTCCATACCGAAGCTGGCTTCACGGCCCCGATGATTGCCCTGAATGACGCAAAGCCAGACACTATCGCCAAGATCGGGGCGTTCATTTCATCGTCCGTGTCGAGCACTTCAAGTTCGCTTGGCACGGGCGGACCTTCAACCAACCTTCAGTGGTAACGAAAGGAGCTTGACTGTGAGTGGGTTCAAAAAGTACCGACGAAAGCAGATTGCCGAGCTTCGAGAATGGGAGCCCGGCGACGACATGACGCGGGTCAGTGTCAGTGCATCCGACAAGGAGGCTGGCTCCCCAAAGACTAGTGACATGATTGCCCGCAACCCCTCGAACCACGCTGACCAGTGGCTCGTGGCGGCGGCGTACTTCAACGACAACTACGAGCCGATGGAGGACTAGGAAATGCGGAGTAGCCACCACTTCGTCATCGGAAAATCACACGAGGTCTGCCAGGATTACTGCGCTTCGTGCGAAGGCTTTGCAGCCCTCAGTGACGGCTGCTCCGTCGTCAAGGATCGAGACGGAAAGCAAATCGAGGCCCACACGGACGTGGGCGCTCGGTTGCTGGTACATGCTGCGATTCACCACCGCCGCCTGCTTGGGTTCAGTGAAATGGCCTATCAGGCAACGCAGCGAGCTTTTGAACATGCAGTGCTACTCGGAACTGGAATCAATTCCGTGTCAGCAACCCTGATTGTGCTCAGGGCGAGCGCTCGCGGCCTTGCTGGCTGCATCATTGGCGATGGAGTCCTAGCTTGCAGAAACAAGACCTCAAAGCAATGGTCGGTTTATGCAAGCCACTACGACCCTGCACCCTACTACCCAAGATACATCGTCTCTGGAAGCGACTTTAATCCGACTCTCAGCGTAGAAGTCGTGATAGGTGGAGACGCTGGATACGGGAGCCTATCAAATCATATCAAACTCCTGTGGCCCCATGATAGCGACATGATAGTTGCCATGTCTGACGGCGCATTCTCATTCACGAAGAATGGCGCATCCGTTCCCTTTGACGAGGAACTCGCTCTGCGTCTCCTGGACTTCAGACGCATGGGCGGCAAGTTCATGGTTCGTCACTTGCGAGGCGTTCTCAAGGAATTGGAGCAAGACGGCATTGTGAACCAGGATGACTTGTCAATGATTGCTCTCTACGACGGGGACTGAAGATGCCAACCTACTACATCAAAGGCGGAACGTCCCGCGTCACACTGACCGACCGAGACTTCATCGCAGCCGGTGGGGAAAAGAAGGTGTTTGCCAAGGGCGGCACGGCCTACTGCGTTTACCACAACCCCAAGCAAGCAATTCCCGTCGGCAAGATTCGAGAACTCGCTGGACTGAAACACCCAGGCGTCGTCCTGCCCACGGCAGAGCTTCTTGATTCGAGCAAGCAGCACTGTGGTGAAGTGATGAAGTTCGTGGACGACAGCTACGCGCCGAAGTCCCCTGACATCAAGCCGCTGGTCTTGTGCCAACTGTTCACCAACGCATTCCGCCGCAAGCAAGGCATCGACGCCTCAGACGTGATACGAATCACCAACCAGCTTCTGGAAATCGTTCGCCACTGCCACGCCAGTAATGTCGTGCTCGTAGACCCCAACGAAACCAACTGGCTGGTCCGACACGACCTGAAGTTCACCTACTTGATCGACACAAGCTGCGTCCAGACCATCAGCTATCCGGGGACGGCAATCAAGCCTGCAATTCGAGACTGGTCGGCGCAGTCGTTCACACCCGATTCTGACTGGTACAGCATCGCTGTGGTGCTCGGGTGGTTGTGGGCGGGGATTCACCCGTACACGGCCTTCCATCCCGACTGGAAGCATCTGGACGCCAATGCGGCCATGATCCCGAGAATGAAGGCACACCACTCGTTCTTTCGACCAGGAACCGAATTTAATCGCGCCTGCCGACCCCTGTCTGACATCCCAACTGGACTCCGAGGGTGGCTGATAGACGTTCTGGACAAAGGCAAGCGAGGCCCAGCCCCAGACATGTGCGGAACTGTCTCGGTGACAATCAGCGCGGTCGAAGTGCCACTGCAAGCCGCAAGCTCGGGTCTTGTCGAACTGAAGCAAATCGACATGAGAGCTGACGACATTACCGGAGTCTTTGGCCCCATCGTAAATACCGACCCATTCCTGTACGTGTTCACCCCGCTTCACGGAACCGCGATTGCTGTTGGCATTGAGGACGGCAGGCTCGTCCTTATTGACGACACGGGAGATCCTGTCGAGCTCAACTTCAATGCCAAACGAGTGTTTGTGAGCGGCGGCCGAGCCTACGTCGTCAGTGACACCGCTGTTGCTGAAATATCTTTCAACGAGGTCAATGGAGAGGTCCGTGCCACTGTTCGCAAGGTCGGTTCGATCGCGGACCTTCCCACGACGAGGACGTACCCAGGATGCGTGATCCAGAACTTGCTGGGCAAGTACCTGCTCAGTATCTTCCCGGAATCTGGCAAGTGCTATCAGCACCAACTGCCTGAACTAGAGGGATGGCAGATTCTGGATGCGAAGTACGAGTCGGGCGCGTTCGTTGTCTGCGCTGAGCAGCATGGTCAGTACAAAATGCTCCTGTACCGCATTCAGGAAAACTCCAAGGAGTGCGTTGAAATCTGCCGGGAGCATGGCGACGTAAACTTCGCAGTGACAGACAAAGGCATCGTTGCCATCATGGAGCCCAATGGAACGCTTCGGATATGCAGCAACCGGCCCAGGTCTACCAATATCAAGAGGGTCCAGTTCCCAGAGCCGGACATGGCACTATTCTCTCGGGACAACAAGATCGTTGGGGCGCTGGGGCGAAATCTGTACGACATCATCCTGCGGTAGGCTAGTGCCGACTGAAGTTCAGCGCCCGATGAATCCTCGGCATAGCCCCGCCTTCAAGGAACGTCGGAGTATTGCACCCAGCACCCATACCAGGACCGTACTTCATGGCCGACCTCGACTGACCACTCACGGTTAGAATGTCTCCAGGATTCGCCACGCTGCGTTCCTGGATGCGATTGAACGCGCCGCTGAGACTGTCAACTTCGTCCATTCGCTTTGTCTCCGGGAACCCGGCAACGATACTGAGCCAGTTCCCAACATCCTGCTCACGCCACATTCCGTTGCGGAGGACGTATACATTTCCTGCTTCTACCTGGGCGCTAACAGGTCTCGCCCGGACAATCTTGGCAAACCCAGGAACCTTCTGCCCTTCCTTGGTCTGGGTTCCACGAGATCGCACTGGAATGTCCTTGTACACAGGAACTCCAGCCAACATGCGAATCTGCTGCTGGACCTGGTTCTTTCCAGCCGACCCGCCTTCCTGCTCGACATACACAATGACCTGATTGTCGTACTTGTACTTGTCTTGCTGTGCCACTTCGCACATCATGCCGTCGCGAACCATTGCAGACCACTGTCCCGATACAACATCCTCGACGTAGAACTTTCCGTCTGGCGTCTTAGCCAAGAGAGTTCCGACAGTCCAGCACCCAGAATCTTCCGTTCCAGCCAAATCCCAGTACCTGACTCGGAGCGCATCAGTAGGAACCGAGTCACAGAACTTGAACCACTCTCGACGGAACATCAATCCTTCGATATCAACAAACTCGCCGCCCAGCTCCTGTTCCGCCAGCAACGTGTTGTACTGACTGCGAAGCGTGTCATAGAACTCTTCAGGCAGGAACGGGCTTTCAGTCGTAGCCGCCGTCACCAGCGACACGCGATCCTTCACGCGATACCACTGGCCCCCGATGTCCACGTAGTCGCCAGAGCGATACAGGCCAGGGGTCTTCTTCCTGTCAGCGCCGAAAATTGCAGCCTCGGCCCCATCACTGGCCTCAAAGAACACGTCAAACGTCCAGTGTGTTCGCCCCTTTGGCGTGAAGGTCATAAAACACGGCCCCATCACTGGACCTTGCGGCGTCATGTACCGCAAACAAGGCATGGCATACAAATACGCCTCCTTTGGCATGATGCTCGCCTCATCAAACCAGATGCCAGCCTTGCTAGAACCACGCAGCTTCTCTGGCCTCTCAGCTCCCTTGAACACCACATTGGTCATCCCGCCATCAAACGTCTTGATCCATGCCTTGTGGATCGGATGCCGGACACCGCGAACCCAGACACCAAGATCCTGCGCCGTTTCCTCAAAACACGGCCAGGTCGTGTCCTCGATCACGTTCGCATCAGGGGAGATGACCATCCAGGGCTGCTTTTTCTTGGCGGCGTAAATCAACTTGATGCAGCCGATCTTCGTCTTTCCAATCCCGCGACCACCAACAAACCCCTGAATCGAGCAGTCCAGATTAAAGAATAACTGCTGCTTGTTGTATATTTTTACAAACCGCCTGCGGTCTTTTGCCTGCTCTGGCGTGACAGTTATTGCGCCGTCTGACATGTGATTGCCTCCATCGCCAATTATCTGCGAAACCCATGTTGCAATCAAGACGTTTTTTGGCAATAATAGGTGTGTACAATTCAAGGAAAAACACGCCATGAAAAGACCGTACAGCAGAGTTCTTGTTCGAGGAAAAACGATCCGAGAATGGGCCGAAACCCTTGGAATCAAGCCCTGCACGGCGTGGATGAGGTACAGAAGAGGGACGCTTGAGGCAAGCATCGACGGCAAGGACTTTCGCGCGAAGCTGTTTTACAACGGCCTGTCAGTAAAAGGCATTCAAGAGCAGCTTGGCGTGTGCTCCGCATCGGCATACAAATACCTCAAAGACGGAACGGTTGGCGCGAGATTGGATGGTAAGCCGATTCCAAGAAACAATCCTCCACCACCAGTCATAATCGACAACATGACCACTGCTGATTGCCAAAAGGCGCTTGGCGGTGTAACGAGAGAGCGAGTACGTCAGCTCAAGGAAAACGGCCTCTTGAGGCACAGGCTGAACGGCGTCAACTGTCTCAAGGTCGCCAGGGAGGCCATGAACAAGCAGTTCCAGAAGAAGCGGAAGGCCATTCGAGACCAAAGACTGCCCGGCGAGTCAATAAGCCAACTCGCCAAGAGGCTGAAGATACCTTACTCGACAGCGCTATACGCATTCGATGGCAGGGTTCCGTTTGCAGAAGAACGAAAGCAGATGAAAGCGACCCAGGGCCAGAAAGGAACGGAATGAGCTACCAATCAGAATTTGAGCTACACGCCCTCAGAGAGGACATGGCGCTTCTGAGAAACGAGCTAAACCATGCAAGGCAGCTTCTCGTGGCAGTCATCTCAATGCACGGTGGCGAGCTCTCTGTCGGGTTTCCAGCAGCAGCCAATAATTTGCCCTTGCATTAGCATTCATAGTCAGGTATAGTGATAGGCATGAAGTTAAGTATTTGGGCAAAATCGCAGGGGATTTCGTATCACACGGCATGGCGGTGGTGGAAGACGGGCAAATTGCCGGTTCCCGCCAAGCAGTCGGCGACGGGGACTATTTTGGTTGATGCCGGGGAATCGGCCCCGTCGCAGGTTCGCGTGGTGTTGTACGCTCGCGTATCAAGTGCGGATCAATCCGGTGACTTGGATCGGCAGTTGTCGCGGTTGTCGAGTTATGCGGCGGCGCAAGGGCTGCTGGTCGTGGAGACAGTCAAGGAAGTCGGTTCGGGCTTGAACGGCCATCGGCGGGGCTTGTTGCGTATTTTGCGCACGCCCGGCGTGACGGCGGTAGTAGTGGAACACCGGGACCGCCTGATGCGATTCGGGTTCGAGTACGTTGAAGCGGCGTTGGCGGCATCAGGTCGGAAGTTGATTGTCGTCGATGAAACCGAAGTCACGGACGACATTGTACGGGACGTTCACGAGGTACTGGTGTCGATGTGCGCGCGGTTGTATGG